ATTGCATTGCTGCTAAAATATTCAAATCTGCAAATAACTCATTTGCTAGAGTTTCCCCACACTTTTCTAAAGTACATAAATATACAAAGTCACGCCCTATCCGGGCTATGAAAACGCATCAGCCACCCGTCGTTGTGTTCCAAAACTTCACTGGTTTGGACCCACTGATAAAGCGGATGGTGGGGATTTGGCGAAACGCTCCGATGCGGATATCCGGACCGAAACTGTGCATGACCGTCACCAGAAATCCGTCAGGATGACTGATCGTCTGGTTCTTGATCACTACATAGTTCTGCCCGGGACCCACAAGGTACTCAGACGCCAAGACCTCGTACTTCTTCGGGGAATAGTACGGGACCGTCACCTCCGTCCCCCTGTTCCCACCGAAGAAGGAGACAGGGGTGAGAGTAGGCGTGATAATCTCGTTATTCCCACGCCCCGTTTGGCATCGCTTGGAGACGAAGATATAAGCTTCCGACGTATTGCAGAAAATCTTGTACCGTTCGCTCGCCGCAATCCCAACAAAGGGCGCTGCGTAGTAGTTGGCGTAAGTCAAAAGGTCCTCCTCGTTAGGAGTCGCGACGGGTGGTGGGGACGGATACAAAATCGGAGTCCCTGGATGCGGCGACATCAACTCAGTAAGCGCAAGAGAGGGTTTCTGTAAGAGTGCCCTAAACGACTCGATCTTCTCGCCAAAGAAGAGCTTGTCACCAGGAAAAGGACCCGAAGGTGACACCAAAACCACCTTCGTCTCAGGGTCATCTCCATCGTCGTCCCCGATAGCTCCCTGGAAGTAGATCCCGGACTGGAGGGGTTTGCTGACAGGGTTGACTCCGTCGCTGGCCACATACGGGAACTCATCCCGAGGCATACCAAAGTCCATGTTCTTGCAACGAGCGAAGACAGTAATCTCCACATTCGCAGGAGTAGCCTGTGCGACGAGCGGATTCACCACTAAGATGTGGAGAAAACCGTTAGTCTCACCGACGGGAACAATGGGCATGCCATCATAGATGGGGGTACACCTCAAGTAAGGCCGCTCACGGATGAAACCTACATCTAGATGGAGGTCTCCACCGGAGCTAACGTCGTAGATGGTGTTGTAGGAGACGTTGGTAATGTCACCCGAGATCGTCGCCGACGTGGGAAGGTACGCGATCTGGAGCGATCCACGGTGGAGTTTACTCACGGGGATCACAAACTTGTACTCCATATCGCCCCTCCAGTACTCAAAGGTAAGACCGAAGAAACCAGCAGGAGTGAGGTTCATCTGCCTCTCATCTCCGGAGTGGTAGAAGGGGGTGATGGGGACCTGCGCTAGAACATCTGTGGCGGCGTCACTGGTAGACCATGTAAAGGTCTTAACTGCGGTCCACCGTTGGAACATCTCCGCGCAGGCCATCCCATCCTCTCCTGCCAAACCATTGACCCGAGGGTCCGCGGTAATGGCATTGTTGATCGAGAGAGAAGCGTAGTCGGAGGAGTCTACTCCGTCCACGTGGGCGACGTTCGTAACCGAACGCATGGAGATCGTCGTAGGTGCCATCGGTTCCGACTCACGGGTAAACCCGAAGTAGGAAAGAATGGACGCGGTAGTCTCCGCCGCCCCAGCAACGGCCATGGAGAAAGGGGCGATCAGGGGAATAGCCGACGCCGCCGTTGCCAAGTTGGCGACGGTGTGCGCCATGGCACTCCCCTTCCCCTCTCCGATCATCGCGTGGATCTTCGGAGCGTGCTGCTTAAGGGCCTCATTCGGCACGAAGTCCTTCTTCTTCTTCCTCCCTCCTTGGAATGTGGGGACTGCAAGTTTGTAGTCATCCAAGAGGTTGGCATAGAAGGTAATGTAGGCCCGCGTGGACCCGCCCGGTACCGACGTCCGGACGGGAGCTAGACAGGTGACTCCTAGATTCCACATCGTGGAACTGATCAACGAATCGATGTTCGCCATGTCGTACTGCCAAATGAATGGAAGTTGCATCACGGCATTCTCTGCCTCGGCAATATCGATCTCGACGTAGTGGTCGGTCTGCAGACAGTTGTGGGGCTCCGCAACGTGCCCGAAGGGGGGGCGGTCCGGACCGCCGTTCGGCATAGCCGTAACGACGTATCTTCCATACGCACCACCTGGGGCAGTGACCACGGCGATAACTTGAAGCGTACCAGAGATCAGTTCATAGTTCTTGGTGCGACTAGCAATCGCCGGATCCGATAGGAACTCCCGCCAAGGAGTGATAACTGCCGCTAAGTCCATCTTCGTATCAGTGTCCTCTAAGGTGGTACGATTGATGAAAGTCGCCCGCTTGAGAAAGTCGGTCAGTGGGGCATCGGGAAGTTTCTGGAACTCCGTCGGCTCCACACGGGCAGTGGAAACCTGAACGGCAGACTCGGATGAGACCGAACCCACCGCGTGGGAAAGAGATGTGACGGGTTGAACCGTCGGCGCGAACTCGCGCGCCTCTACTGGAGTAATGTCAGTCATGTTGGTTGTTGGGTTTGTTGTGGAAGCTGAACTCTGGTAAGAGATCTCTCCGTCCACTTCGGAGTAGGGTGTTTCTTCGCCGACCACCCAAGTTCGGAAGGCTCCATTCTTGATGACCTCGAGCCAATGTTCGAAGGTCTCTAAACGGAGGTGGGGATTGCGCGCAAGATTATGTTTCTCGGCCAAACCACGAGCCCGGACTAAAAACTCATTGAAGGGCTGGCGACCGTGGTAAACCATCTCGCGATGAGCCTCGGTCAATATAGTGGCTGCGTAGTCCGCCTGGGTTAGTGATGACCCCCGCTCAGTAATGAGCATACGGGTAATCGAACGCATCGAGAGTGGCCACACATACATGTCAATATCCGGGTCATAGCGGCACTTCCGTTGAAGAAACGAAATCTCCGACGGATCCACCGGTTCCAGGGTGTTAGCCGCGGCCTTGGTTTTATCCGCCGGCGTCATAACCATCCCAAGTTCCTCTCGCCAGGTGACCAGGTAATCGGGAGCGGGAGGATTCCTGAACGCCTTCAAATTGTCGTCACCATAGGTAATGAGGGCAACGTTAGTCCGAAAATCCAGGAAGTCCATCTTGGGAGGGACAGGAGCGTCGAAGAACCCTGTAAACCACGAATTTACCTCACTTACTTGGTGTGAAGAGAGGTTACGGGATTTATAGTAGACATAACGTTCTCCCAACGAGATGCACAATCCATTCATCTCGACGGTAATGTCGCTCCCCGAAGGGTTCTGTGGAGCACGAAATAAATCGTTCTTCACTGAATGGGTCACATGCTTTACTGACAAGATTAGACGGTACGCCTTATAAGCATCAACGCCGATAACTCGAGCCATGGCGTAGACCATGAGGGCAATAAACTCAAACATTCCACTCTGCCACGACTTGTCCATGGCCTTGACGTCGCCGTCGAAGACCTTGGAAAGGTCAGGGGAAATGGAGCGTAGAGAATTAAGAACCTTCAGAGCCTCACTGGAAGTCATATTGATACCTACAGCACTCTCAAAGAACTCAAAATTGGCCCGCATGAAGGACTTCCACGGGGAGGAATACTTCTTCAAGACAATATTAAAAGCAGCGGGGAGCACTACGAATACACGTGGGTGCTTTCCGTCTTTCGTAATCTCATCCTTAAGAGAGTGCAGACCTAGGCACGAAGGAATGTCCGTCTCCAGAATCATCTCAATCTCGTCTATGGCATTAGCCATGTCGGGGTGGAGGAAAGATCCCTCAACATTGTCAGGACAAATATAGTGGACTTTTCCCTTCCCGAAGGGGGGACCAGCCGACGTCTTCATATTGAGCGAATTGACGTACGAGTTTGGGACTCCAGTGATAGCCTGCTCCTCCGTGAGGACAGAGTACCCTGAACAGTCGAGGTCTCCGATCCCCTGGAGATAATCACAGAGAGCGATTCTCATCAGTTGGGGGTCGAAGTTTGCGGTGTTAAGGGTGGCAAACTCATTAGTCCAGGGGGAGACCCATTTGTCACCGACCATGTTGCCGCGGAAGACTGGGAGAGTAAAATACCCTCGTTTTCCGCAGTGTTTGATCTCCATGTCGGCTAGGTCGTCATAGAAAAGACTAAATTTGCACTTAGTTTTCATGGACGCGCCAGCCAACGGCGGATGGAGGTTTCCAAGATTGTGGACTCTGGGATCGGCGGCCCAGACCTCGGATTTCGGACTGTAAGGTCCAATATTGATGTCCGAGATATTCGTAGGCTTTGCCAAACTTTGAGAAACGACAATAACTTCCGCAGAAGAGGAACCGAGAGTTGCGATAATTCGCTTGCACTCAATCTGAGTAACCGTACCGGCAACAGTGTATCTACTCTCACCGCCAAAACCGGAGGTCAACTTGTGAATGGCATAGTGAGACGCAACAATACGCCACGCCTTGTTGTGGCGGGCGATATAAAGAGACCCACAGTCCCCATTCTCGGTTCCGGCGTTAGTCGTGAGGACCATAGACCCGTGCTGTTGAACAATCTGATTATCGGTGGGGATCAGGTATAATTTATCCTTATAGATCTCAACCTCATCGAATTGTCTAATTGACGAGTCGAAAGTCTCCGGGAGATACGCCATAATCCCACGAAGGCCCTTGAGTTCGGGGACCATCCAGATGGTTAACTCTGGATTAGTCGCGAGGGGAGCGCGGGTGGTAGGAGCACAAGAGGCACTGAACGAGAGTCCGTTCTGTGTTACAGTTGGCATGCCTTCCGCATCGGTAAAGAAGTGGGTAGGTATTAAAAGAACATTGTGCGTCAAGACTGACGCCTGCATATACTCAAACTTACCTTTCTTAGGAATTCGGACGACAACATGGCACTCAGCAATCCTCGACACAATATCACTCTTGGTAAAAGTGACCTGTCCGAAGGGTTGTATTCCCGGAGTAAACTCTTGAGAGGCCCTGACCCAGGATTCGGGGACAAGACCATTCGAAGAATTACCCTCGCGACCCTGTAGGGTCTCAACTGCTTGCCTCGTGAGAAACGAAAGCACCTTATACGCGGCGAAGAACGTCGCTGAGGTGGCCAAGACAATCCCTGTTATCCGCTTAACCTCCAAATTGGAGGCTGGCGTAAAGAAGGTCAGCTCGAACGTTTCCAACTCAGGAGGCGAGGGGGACCACTGAAAGAATCTCAAAGGAAAAGCCGGGAGTCTAATAGAGGCAAGTTTAAAGGGAAAAATACTACGGGCCAAGGGTCGAACCGGGACATAGGGGACAATAGGGGGAAACAAGTCTCTACAGGTGCAGAGATTGTCGGCCCCCCCACATACATTACAAACAACAGGAGGACAAGAGCAGGAACGGTCTTTTCCGAGACCGCATTGTGCGCAGAAGGAGGAGCAATTCTGAGAAGCTCGCAACTTAAGCATCTGAGTGTCAATGTGTTGTTTGAAAAGCTTATGGGTCTGTACCAGGAGTTCCGAGAAGTTTGACACCTTGGGATTAAGGTGAGTCGACATCGGCTTCTCTTGGTCAGTCATCAGGTCCTGCCTGTGAACTTGAAGGTTATAAATATCATGTGTCCCAGCTTGCTGAGCCTTTTGTGGATCTAAGAGAGTTGACCCTGGGCGACAGTATTCCGGTTTCACGTTGACGCGAACATACAAGTTGACCCGTCGTCGGAAAGCATCCGGAAAGCGAGTCTTCTCGGTAGCCATATCCTGGAAATTGGTCACAAAAATAAGAACTGAGGGATTAGCAAAAACTGTTCCCTTAGTATCCACATTAGCAGACTGGACAGGATAAGGTTTGTCGTTGCACAGGGCTACGACTTCCTCTACATAGTTCCGGGTCCCGGGAGCGTCGGCTGCTACACCGTGGTCGACATCATCCATCACGATCGCCCAATGAGTGTGGGTTAGACCGTCTTGGAAGTTGGCGCCGGGTTGCCAGTGATAGATCCCAGAAGAGTCAACAGGGAACTGGAGGTCCGGTCTGTTCGCAATAGCTTCGAGGAGCTTCTGCGTAAGATTACTTTTCCCAGTCCCGGGAGGACCATTAATATGGATCATGATCGGCGCAATACGCCCGCCTCCATGAAGGAATGACAGGCGAAGGCTCCCGACGAATCGTTCAAGCTCTTGAGATGCTCGTTGAATCTCTGCTACTGTAGAGGGAGACTGCGAGAAGTAATCCCGAAGTCTGAGCCCTTGGACGATGTGTTCGTCTACAATAGCAATAAATGCTTCGAGTGGAACCGGCGTGGTCCAACCCGGGGAGATAAAGCCTTCCTTCACCAAACGGGAAATCCCCGCGGTCGCAGAAGGAGAGGACACGGACTGAATAGTTAAGATTGCATAATAAGTCTTCAGGCCACGCGCTTCTCTAATCCACGCTCCGGGGTTCCATTTTGATCCCCACAAGGGGGTCAGGGAGCCGAGAGAGTAACAGAGTTTCACCCTGTCAAGGGCAATAGTGAACCACTCAAGGATCTTCCTAGCAAAGGACATGGAACTCTCCCGTACCAAACTGAGCTTAAGGGAAGCTACAGTAGAGGCAAGGAGGGGCTTAATGAAACCGAATGAAGTGGAACAGGCCTCCGATAAGAAAGCCGTCAAACCGATCTCCACTAGAAGTTCCGAGATAAACCGAAAAGCATTCGAAGGAATAGAGAGGATAGTCTCGGTAACACCCTGGAGGAGTTCCCGTTTAATGGGCTTATAAGTCTGAAGGAAATCAGAAAACCTGGCCCAAAGAGAGGCAAAACTCGGTCCTGCTCCAGTCAAATACAAGGTGATCGTAGATACCGCTGATTGCCAACCAGAGGAATAGTGGAGACCAGTGGCGAGAGCCAAAAATCGGACAAATAACTCTAAGTTGGCAACAGTGCTATTAAGAGTAGGGCGTAGTGCTGAGGCGACATGTTCCGTAACGATCTCGCGAGGGGGGAGGTTGAAATCGTGGGTAACATTAAACCGACCATTAAAGGAGAGCAGGTTGCCCTGGTACTCAAGGACCGAGGAAGGAGGGGGAGGAGGAAACTTCTGTGTAAGGAAGCCTTGGAGTTTCTCGTACGGGATATCGTGTGGGAGTCCTGACAAGTACTGTAGGCACTGCTCAAAGTATTTCCTGCTCTTCCTCATCTCAACACCGACAAGTTGAAACTCCTCCGGAGAGGAGACCTGTCGCCCACGGAAGACCAAAGGGTGGATATGTTCCTCTTCCTTGAGAGGGAGGGAGGAATAATCGACCGGGTAATACATGGGTTTGACTGCAGGGCCTGAAGAAGATGGGGAGTATGAAGCTACCCAAAACGCGGACTTCTCGAATAGTAGTTGGAGCGTCCGACGCGAAGGGGTTCGTTCCGAATAATAAAGCGCCTGAGCAGCTAAATTACCGGTGACATACAGATTCTTCTTACAGATCTGGGTGTTCAGATGATAAATCTCGCCACGAGCCCACCGCAGGAACGACGTCCGGGCATAGTGTGCCGGTCGCGGACAACGAGGCGCATAATCGGGGACTGGGCACCGCCAATGGCGGGTCTCAGCTCCCTTATTATGCCTCGCTTCCGTGACAGCCGCTACTCCGCGGTTGCCGCGCTGTCGGCGTGGTGGGGCTAAATCTTTCTTGGCAAGTGACCGCCTATACTGGACAATGAGCTGGAGAGGCCAATTCTTATCGAGAAAGTATTTCTCTGGAATAGAAGCGACATCGAGGCCAGCTAAGAGCCTGTGAGGGGGTACACCGGGTTCATAGAACGGAACTTCCGTTGACGGATCATAGGACATGTCAATGGTGGGTTCGATTTCCACAATACGCGATTTGTCAAAATAAGACGGCGAGCGGGGAGTGGGATCCCCAGGGGCCCACGACATAAGTGGAGTCGCCAAGTTCACAAGGAACGAGGCAGTATCCGACTCATTCGCGGGATGCTTGCGTTGGTTGAGGTCACGCAGACCTCCAGGACCGAAGTCCATTAATTTGTTGTGCTCCTCAGCCTCGACCAGAAGTGCCTTGAAAGACAAGGCCTCCGGGGCGGGGAAAAGGGGCGGGGGATTAACTGCGGGTCGTGATGGTGCATGGCGGGTGGTCAGAGTTGTACTAACGTTCCGAAGACGGGGCGTAGGTTTAGACTCAAACGACGGCAGGTTGCTGTTAAAAACAAGATCAGAGGGAGAAATTGGAGACGTCTGGACCGACAAAGCGTGTCCTTTACTTAAGTTAAGTGATGACATCTTCGCTAATAGCGAGGGAAAATTTAAGGGGGG